GATTAACTTATAACATTATGAAAAAATTAACTATAAAAAAACAATGGGAAAACTTATCTGCTAATAAAACTGATGGTTTTTACGCGGATAGAAAAGGACTTCAACATACTGTTGTTTATAAAGAAAGACTTCAATTCGTTGAAGATAAGGTTATGGAAAGAGAAGAAGAAATAATTAAGATTATAAGAAACTTCAAAATACCTGATAATGCTAAAATAATACCAGATGGAGTAGATGTAAGAGATGAGTATAAAGAAAATTTTTATAACCTTATGATTGAATTAATAATTAAACAGATAAAAAAGTAATGACTAAAAATAAACATCCTAAAAGAAAATTAGCTAGGAAGATGATGACAATGCCAGAAATAAGAAATAATGTTTCTCCTTTTAGTAGTCTTGCTTGGTTAAAGAGATACAATGCGAGGAGAGTAAAAGAATTAGCAAGAAGTAATAAAAAATAATATGAATATAGAAAAAGAATATGAGGAAATTGCTTTAGAATTAGCAAAAGAGATATATCCAGAAGATAATAAAGATTGGAGTGAAAGACATAGAGCTTTAGCCTTTGCTACTAGAATCTTCGCGGAACTAAAAGAAAAATATTCTAAATCAATAATAGAACTAATAGAACCTATAAACGAAACAAACCCTGCTTATGAGAGTGATTTATATGATGAAGGAAGAAAAGATATGAAAGAAGAAATTATTACTGCAATAGAATCTAACCAAACATCACTATGAAAATAAAAGATAAAATTATAATAGCGTTATTACTTCTAATTTGTTTTGGTTGTGCTTTCTTTAATGTTAGAAATGAACTAGAGAAAAAACAAGAAGAAAAACAAGAGGAGGTTAAAACTATTACAGCAGAAGTTATTAAAGAAGTAGAAAAGGTTAATTATAAAGATACTGAAGAATATAAAATAGAAGATGTAAGAATGAGAAAAGAACATGAGGAAGCTAAAGCAAAATGGTTAAGAGATAATCCACCTGTTAAGGAATTATTCCTTGAAGGGAAGATGTATGATAATGAATATATTATTGAATACTTAAAAGAAAATAGAATTGCAGGAGATTGTGCTTTAACTTGGATAAGAGATGTTGTATGTGTAGATTCTGGAAAATTAAGATTTCCAAAAGAAAGACCTAATTATTAACTAATTAATAATATTATGAAAGTAGAAAAAGAACAAATGAAGGAGATTAAAGAATTTTCTAAAAGATTAGAAGTATTATATAATACTTTTAATTGGAGATGGTGTGATTCTAAAAATCCCCCAACAGTAAAAGAAATAGAAAAACATATCATTGAGATGATAAAAGGACTTAAAAAGAAAACTAAATCTATTTCTTGTGGTGGAATTACTATTGAAAAAGAAGAAAGTGGACAATATCGTATTGAATGGAGATTAACAGAACAAATTTGGTTAAACTTATAAACTATAAAAATAACATTATGAGCCATTTAGAAACAAAAACAAAAGAAGAACTTATAGAGATATTAGAAAAGGCTGATGAAGCTATGGGAGAATTAGTTTCAGAATTACATAGAGAGTTTTGTTTTAGTGGTTTAGCAACAGAAAAACAATGGGATGAATCAATTGCTCCTAAACTAAAAGAACTTTGTTCAATTTTAGAAGGTTATGAGAAAGATACACCTACAGCAAGAGTTTATAAGTTTCCTTTACTAGCATGATAAAAATATTAAAAAAATTAAAAAAAGCAGGTTTTCCTTTTAAAGAACATGATGATGACTATTTAAACAAAATAAACGGAGGATTAGGATATTATGCTACATTAGAAGAACTTATAAATGAATGTCAAAAATCATTAACAGGTTCAATGGATAATATTACTATAGCTATTTATAAAGATAGAACTTATATAAGTATAGGACCAAGATTATGTATGCAAAGATTTCCAAAAACATTTGAAGGAGTAGCAGAACTTTATTTAGAATTACATAGAAAGAAATAACATGATACCACTAAAAGATATAAAACAATTTATTAAAGCTCCTTTCTCTTTTTGGTTATTTAGTCCAGAAGCAATCATAGATATTATAAGCGAGAAAAGGGAGAAACCAGTTAAAAATGCTACAACTAAGCTAGATGTATATAAGAAATTTTACAAGTAAAACTCACAATAATTAATAAGAACTAGCAAGAATTAGCAAGTAATGTATAATAAGAAGTATGGATAAACTAAACTTAAAAGAAAGAATGGCTATCGAATTAAAGTATTTAGGAAATACTCATAAGGAGATAGGAGAAAAAATAGAAACACCTGAAACAACTGTGATTGGTTGGTTTAGAAGTGATGGAGGAAAGCTTTATGAGTTATTTGTTTCTTATTCTGAAGAAATGAATAATAAAAGACAGGCGAAGATGGAAGAAAAGATTTCTGTTTCTGATGATGAATTTTTTGTTTTGACTACTAATATTGTTAGACATATAGGAAAGAGCTTGCAAAAGAGAAAAGTTTTATTAGTTGATAAGAAAGGAAATGCTGTTGCTGATGAGAATGGAAAGCCACAATACATAGAAGTAGAACCTGAACCAGATTTTAGTGTAGCTGATTTGAAGACAGTATGGCAAATTCAAAGGATAATGAAAGGATTGCCTATTAACTATGAAAAACAAGATATAACACAAACAAGCCTTGATAATGATATGATACTTAAAGAGTTAGGATTAACAGCAGAAGATTTTAAAGATGAAAACATTGAATCAACAAGAAAAAGAATTGCCAAACATCTACGAACAAGATAAAGAAATAGATGAAATGAAGCAATTAGATGCTATCGAATTAGATGGTCGTAAAAAGTTATTATGGCGTGAAGATTATTTTGCATGGGTTAGAGATAATTGGACTTCAAGAGGAACTCCTTTAGATTTTGAAAAGCATAAGTATTTAGTTGAGATATATCAAGACCAACATCCTGATATTACATATATGAAGTCAGCCCAAACTGGTTTAACAGAGAGAATGCTTACTGAAGCTTTATGGTTGCCAGACCAATTTGCTGAAAACTCAATTTACTTCTTTCCTACAAGTTCTACTATGGGAGATATGGTTCAAGAAAGAATTGATGAGCCTTTAAATAATAAACAATATTTAAGAGAAGTTTGTGGTAGAGCTAAAAAGATATTGGGTAAACAAGCCGATAAGATTGGTTTGAAAAGAATGAGTAAAGGTTTTGCTTATTTTAGGGGTTCTGGTTCTACTACACAAATTACTTCCGTTCCAGGAGATATTATTTTCATAGATGAAATAGATAGAATGCCTCAAGAGAACATTCCTTATTTTGATAAACGATTAGAGCATTCAAGTAGGAAATGGCAGAGATGGGCTTCTACTCCTACTTTACCTAATTTTGGTATTCATAAAAGATTTATACTAACAGACCAAAGACATTGTTTTTTGAAATGCACTCATTGTGGAGAATGGCAAGATTTAGATTTCTTTAAGAATGTTAAATATGAAATGCTTAATGAAAAGCAATGTAAAGAAGCTCATCTTATTTGTGCTAAATGTGAAGGGACATTAGTTGCTTGGGAATGTGAACATGAATGGAGAGCTACTAATCCTGATTCAAACAAAAGAGGATATTATGTTTCTAAACTATATTCTCCTATGGCTGATTTAAAGAAAATGGTTGAGTCATCTAAACTTACAGCAGAGTGGGAAGTTCAACAATTCTTTAATCAGGACTTAGGACTTCCATATGAACCTGAAGGTGGTAAGCTAACTGATGAGGTATTACAGGCTTGTAAGAGAGATTACAACTTTGGAGTTAAGGTGGGTCATAATTTCATGGGAGTCGATGTAGGAAAGGTTCTTCATGTTGTTATTCATAATAGTGATAAGCAGATTGTTTATATAAATACAGTTAATGACTTTGAAGATTTAGATAAGTTAATGGATGAATATGATATTAAACAATGTGTTGTTGATGCGTTACCAGAAACAAGAGAAGTTCAAAAGTTTGCTGATAGATTTAGAGGCAGAGTTCATATGTGTTATTACTCTGGAATGAAAGAAGTTAAAGAAAATGAATGGTTTAAGGTTGATGAACAAAAGATTAATACTGATAGAACTTTATCTTTGGATATGTGGACAGCTAGATTTAGAAACCAAGATATTAATCTTCCAAAGAATTTTGCAGATAAGGTAGAATTTACAGACCATATGAAATCTTTGATTAGGGTTATTACTGAAAACAAAGCAGGAGTTAAAAGAGCTGAATATGTAGAGATGTCGCCAGACCATTTCTATCATGCTGGAAACTATTCTAATATGGCTGATGCTATATTTAATATGACATCTGAACCAGAAGTTTGGGTTATGTAATTATAAATTAATAAAAAAAATTATGGATAAAGATAAAATAAGAGAAGAAGTAGATAGGTCTTTAGGAGAAGGATGGAAAATGGCTAAGATAATAAATCGTGGTAGTTTTCTTACATCTCCTACTTTTGATAAAAGGATTGTATATGACAGAAAACAATTAACAAAACTTATTAGTGAAGGTTTTGAATTAAGTGTAGATGCTGGAGTATTAGCATTAAATATTTTATTGCGATTATAAATTAATAAAAAATGTAATGAAATACTTATCATTATTTAGTGGAATCGGAGGATTCGAACTAGGGATACAACAAGCTTATGAAAAAAATAAAAGTATTCAATGGAGGTCAGGCAATGGTTCATTATCCGAATCAGACAAGCCAATGCTTAACGAGTTCGGGACAAGCAATGGCAGGGGGAGCGGCTTGCAATCTCCCACATGTATTGGTTTTTCAGAAATTGATAAATACGCAATCCAAACTTATCAAAAAAATTTTAATCATAAAGAATATGGAGATATTACAACAATCAACGAAAAAGAATTACCAGATTTTGAACTCCTTGTTGGAGGATTCCCCTGTCAATCATTCTCTATTGCTGGGAAACGAGGAGGATTCAAAGACACAAGGGGAACTATGTTCTTTGAAATCGCTAGGATTATTAGGGAAAAACAACCACGCCTTTTGTTGCTTGAGAACGTTAAAGGGTTATTATCACACGACCAAGGGAAAACATTTACTACCATTATTTCCACGCTTGATGAATTGGGGTATGACATCCAATGGCAAGTGCTTAACAGCAAGAATTTCGGAGTCCCACAGAATAGGGAAAGAGTGTTCATTGTCGGACATCTTAGAGGAACAAGTAGACCAGAAGTATTTCCTTTCTCAAATGATACAGGAGAGGTTATTGAGTCAGTTAAAAGAAAGAGAATAACAACAGGTAGAACTAGAAATTTTGGTAGTTCAGCACAATTACATCAAACAGATGAGATATGTTCTACATTAACTCAATCTATGGGGACAGGAGGTAACAATGTTCCATCAATAATAAATCCTTTAAAAGATAAAACAGACTTTGGTTGGCATTTCGAACAAGGAGTTTATGATGAGAAAGGAATATCAAGAAGTGTAAAAGCTAGTGAAGGTTCAGGTAATAAACCGAAATTATTAAAAGATGCACAGATAAGAAGATTAACACCTAAAGAATGTGAAAGACTCCAAGGTTTCCCAGATGATTGGACAGAAGGAGTGTCAGATACACAAAGATATAAACAATGCAGGAATGCTGTTACAGTAAATGTTATACAAGCGATAATGGAAAAATTATTATGAAAAAAATTAAATTAACAAAAGGAAAATATGCAATAGTAGATGATGAGGATTATCCTGTATTAAGTAGGTTTTCTTGGCATTTTTGTAACGGTATAACTTTTCCTTATACAGCACATAAACCAAAAACAGATAGTGGGAAGAAAACAACACATAATTTACCGATAACTATATTTTTAACTATTAATAGATTTGGTAGAAACGCAATACCTATTGATGGGGATTATCTTAATTGTAGAAAAGAGAATATAAAATTAGTTACTATTAGGAATAAAAAACAATTTGCTCGAAAAGTAAAAACATTCAAAGGTAAACCCCCAACCTCAAAATATAAAGGAGTAAGTAAACATACTTGGAAAAAGAAAGGAGATATTATTGGTTCGTCTTGGAGAGCTTATATAAACCCAAGAATTAGAAAAGGGGTAGATGTTGGGAGAGCATATCAAATTGCTTTAGGAAATTTTAAGACAGAAAAAGAAGCAGGATTAGCATATAACAAAAAAGCAAAAGAACTTTATGGAGAGTTTGCTTATCAAAATAAAATATGAAAATACTAACAAGTTGGGATGATGGTGCTAGGCACGATTTAGATATAGCAAGACTATTAAGACAATATCATCTTAAAGGTATTTTCTTTTTATCTAATAAAGGGTTAGAATTAGATTTAGATGAGATAAAAGAATTGTCTGAAGATTTTGAAATAGGAGGACATACCTTTAATCATCCTATGGACTTAAAATTATTAGATGAAGTTCATCAAAGAGGTGATATAGAAATGAATAGAGATTTTCTAGAACATATTACAGGGAAGGAAGTTAAATGGTTTTGTTATCCAAGAGGAAGGTATAATGATACTACTGTAAAAATATTAAAAGAAATTGGAATTAAATATGCAAGAACAACTTTAGTGGGAAATACAAAGGAACCAAAGGACAATTATAGGATAGCTACCTCTGTTCATGTTCATCCTTCAAGGACAGAATATAAAGGACAAAATTGGTTAGAATATGCTAAAGCACAATTTGACATAGCCAAGAAAGAAAAAGGGTGTTATCATATATGGGGACACAGTTGGGAGGTGGATAAATTCAACTTGTGGAATGACTTAGAAGAACTTTTTGAATATATAAGTTAAGAGTCAGAATAATATGGGGATATTATTATAAAGAAAAAATGTATTATGAACGAAACAACAATAAAAGAAATTGCGATAATCCCTTTGAAGCCTAAGAATGGTTTAATAGGTCTTGCTTCATGTATTATTGATGATAAATTGTATATAGGAAGTATTGGTATTTATACAAAATTAAAAGGAGGATATAGATTAACTTATCCTACAAAAAAGGTAGGAGATAATTCTATCAATATTTATCACCCAATAAATAAAGAAATAGGAGATGTGATTGAGAAAGCGATTATAGAACAATACGAAAGATTGATACAGTATGATGTGATTGAATAAAAAAGGCACTGCCCAGCTAAGACAGTCCCTTCCTTTTGTTTAAACTCACATAATTTATTTACGATATCATGAAACGCTTAATCTGCATAAAGCAAAGTAGCTAAATTTTATAAGAATAGTGGAATTTTGTCAAGTGAAAAACATTAATAAGTGTTAATAAGTTAGAAAAAGTAATATGAACATATATATACCTAATATAAGTAAGCAATCAATCGGAGGAGGTTGGACTTTCTTATTCAATATTAAAAAGAGTTTAGAAGGCAAAATCAAATTGGTTTCTTCTTGGCAAGAGTGTGACATAATTTTAATAACAAGTGCTACAATGGCTAATCGTCAAGAGATGATTGACGCCCAAGCTAAAGGAAAGAAGATAGTTTTCAGAGTAGATAATATTCCAAAGGACAGCCGTAATAGAGGAACGGCTTTTTCTCGTATGTTAGACTTTGCTAAAATATCAGATTATATTATTTTCCAAAGCGAATGGGCTAGGGATTATGCTGGTTGGTGGTTTCAAGATAATGGGATTGATATTCATTATAAAAATAAAGTAATTTATAATGGAGTTGATACAGATTTCTTTTTTGAAAATAATGCTCCTAGAAAGGAAAATAGGTATTTGTTTGTTCAGTATAACAGAGATGAGAATAAACGTGTCCCTGAAGCATTTTACCGCTTTCATCAGGCATTCAGGGAAGACAAGGACTCTGAATTATGGTTAATAGGACAATTTTCTCCAACGATGGTTGAATATGGATTTGATTTCTTTGCTGGAGAAAAAGTTACTTACTTAGGAGTTATAGAAGATAGAGCACAATTAGGAGAGATGATGAGAGAATGTAAATATTTATTATTCCCAGCTTATGCAGATGCAAGTCCGAATACAGTTATGGAAGCACTTTCCTGTGGTTGTGATATAATGGGAGTAAATGGAATAGGAGGAACCAAAGAATTATTGAAACTTAAAGGTCGGACCATTATGGATATGGGAAGTGAATATTTAGAAGTATTTAATAGATTAATTAATTAAAAAAAATATGTCAGAAAAAATAACAGTAAAAGATTTCTTAAAAGATGTTAAGGAACAAAAAATAAAGCAAATCATGGGAATAGTTCTTGATATTGAATATTGGGAAGCTATGATTGAAGGCAAAGATGAAGATAAGATGAGAGCTGAATTGAAGGAAGAAAATGAAAAGAAAATTGAAAATAAGAATGGAACTATATTCAAAGATGAAAGAGATATGGATAAGATTGGATTGTTATCTAAAAATATAGAAGTATTGGCTAAAGCACAAACTGAATTACAAAGATTGAAAGAAATGAAGATTGCTATAGAAGGTTATCTAAAATTTGTTATGGAACCTTCAGACAATACAATGAAAGGACTTAAAGTAGTAACAGAATTATAAACTAACTAAGAAAATGTAATGAGAATTTTAATTACTGGAGGTTGTGGTTTCGTAGGACATCACTTCGTAGAACATTTCCTTAAAAACACAGATGCAGATATTGTAGTGTTAGATAAATTAACTTATGCTTCAAATGGATTTGATAGGTTAAGAGATATTGAAGCTTTTGATGATAAACGAGTATTATCATTAAGTGGAGATTTCTCAAGTCCTTTATCGGAGGGACTAAAACAAGAAATAGGAGATGTAGATTATATTTTACATCTTGGTGCTGAAAGCCATGTAGATAATTCAATCACTCATCCTTTGCCGTTTGTTAAATCAAATGTAGAGGGGACAGTTCATATGTTAGAGTTCGCAAAAGAACTTCATGCTAAAAATGTATTGAAGTGCTTTTTCTATTTTGGAACAGATGAGGTGTTTGGACCTGCTCCTGATGGGCATAACTATACTGAAGAAGAAAGACACGACCCTACTAATCCTTATAGTGCAGCAAAATCAGCAGGAGAAATGTTTGTGAAGTCTTATAGGAATACTTATAAGTTACCAGCAATAATTACTCGGTCAATGAATATTTTTGGAGAAAGACAACATCCAGAAAAATTCATTCCTTTGGTAATTAATAAAGTGTTAGCTGGAGAAACAGTAACAATACATTCTCATCCAGATAAGATAAGAGCTGGGACAAGATTTTATATTCATGGAAGAAATGTCGCTGATGGATATTTACATCTTATGAATCTAATTGAAGAAGTTTTCAAAAGAGAACCTCCTTTCAAGGTAGATAAAGATGAGTTAAAAGTTATAGGACAAGACTTTCATATTACAGGAGAGAAAGAAGTTGATAATTTAGAATTAGCAAAATTAATAGCAAGTTTCTTGGGGAAAGAGTTGAAATACGAAATGGTAGATTTCCATTCAGCAAGACCAGGACACGATTTAAGATATGCTTTAAGTGGCGAAAAGATGAAACAATATGGGTGGGAACCAGATAAGTCTTTCGAAGAATCATTAAGGAAAACTGTAGAATGGTTCATTTCTCCAGAAAATAAAAAATGGTTAGATTATGACTACAAGGAATAAAAGAAAAAAGAAAGTAGTGGTAGCTGTATCAGGTGGGTTTGACCCAATACATTTGGGTCATATCCGTCTATTCAGAAAAGCAAAAAAATTAGGAGATAAGTTAATTGTAATAGTAAATGGAGATAGTTGGTTAAAAAGAAAAAAAGGAATTAACTTTATGGACGCAAGAGCAAGAGCAGAAGTAATAAAAGAATTTGAATGTGTAGATAGAGTTTATGTTCACAATTCAACGAAGGCAGATGTTATAGGAGCATTGAAAGAATTAAAACCTAATGTGTTTGCTAATGGAGATAGACGAGGAGAGAAATTGCCAGAGGAAGATATCTGTAAGAAATTAAATATTAAAATTGCTTATGGAATTGGTGGAAAGAAAATAAGAAGCTCTTATGAAATGTTAGAGAATTATTGTAAGGTAATAAATAAAAAATCATGAGTAGTTATACAAGGCAACAATTAGAGAAATGGTTAAAAGAAATTCCTTCTGTTGAAGGGAAAGTTTTAGATATTGGAGGAAGTCAAAATCCAGTAATAAAAAGATTAGACCATTTGGCTTTATTGAATGATGACTATAAGATTTTAGATTTAGAAGTTCCACACGAAACAAAAGTAAAACCAGATATTGTTTGTGACTTAAATAAGATTGAACATAGAGTAGAGTATAATAAATATAATCATTATTTTAATACTGCTTTTTGTTTAGAAGTTTCAGAGTATTGGTGGAATCCAGTTCAAGCTTTAGAAAATATAAATTTATTATTAGATAAAGGAGGAATACTTTATATCTCATTTCATTTCGTTTATCCAATTCATAATCCTTTAGGAGAAGATTGTTTAAGATATACAGAGTTTGGTGTTAGAAAGTTATTAAAGGAAACAGGATTTGAAATTGAAGAATTAACTTATAGGGAAGCAGAGGAAATGGACCCAATGACATTTTATAGATTGGAAGGAATGCGACCATCAAAAGAATACAGGAATCATAATGCAACAGGTTATTTAATTAAAGCAAAAAAAATATGATACACGATTTAGAAACAAAAGTTGAATATGATAGTTCAAATGAGCGATTAAGTAATCGTGGTAAGCATTGTTTTGTTACTGAATGTCCTGATGATGTTAAAGAAAAATTCGGTTTAGAGAATGAGGATGTTATCTTAAAAGTATTTGATACAATCCCTTATGGAATACCTTACGAGGAAATGAAATGGGGAGATGACCCTATAATGATTAAAGATAGAAAAAGACCAGGAATGATGTCTATGAATGCTAGAAGAAATACTTTTTTAAGAGATGCTACTATCATTCAAAATATTTGTCATTGGGAAGGGATTGCTCCTAGAGTCTATGCTGTTATCTCTGTAGTTGTTAATAACGAAAAGTTTGTTGCTCAAGTTACTGATTTTGTTGGTGGAGAGTATGGAGGATTAGATGCTCATAGAAAACCTATAATAGCAGAAGCTTTATATGCAAAAGTAATTCAATTAGGAACTAAATATGGTTGGGAAGTTGCTAAACAAGATGTTGCTGAAAAGGATGAGAAAGGAGGACAGTTTATTGATTTTCAAACATTTATGTTAAATGATAAATATACGGAATGGTTGAATAATGCTTATAAGGAAGGAACAAAATGGGGGAAGGTTTATTATCATGAAAATGAATCATTAGGATTAAAAGGAGGTCCAAGAAAATTTGAACAAAGAGTTAAAGAAATGGGATTAGATAAGATTGATTTCAAAGGTAAAACAGTTTTAGATATTGGTTGTAGTGGTGGTTTATTTGTTAAGTATGCTTTGGACAGAGGAGCAAAGAAAGCTGTTGGAATAGACTTTCATGATGCTTCTTATGGAGCAAGAGCAGTTGCTAATCATGCAGGTTTATATCAAGCTAATTTTCATGGAGTTGATTTAAGGGAAACTAATACAGAACAGTTAAGAAAGTCTTTTAGAATAGAAAAATTTGATATTGTATTTTATCTTTCAATGTTTAGGCATGTTCACTTCCCAAGTTTTATTTGGGAGTTATGTGGAGAAACAGCTATTATAGAATGGAATAATTGGAAGACGGAAGATGAGATAGAAGCTATGGTAAAAGAAAGATTTACTATAACAAGAAAAGGAAAGACTACAGACCATGGGAATGGTAAAGATTATTATATTTGTAGTCCATTATTAGGTAATTAAAAAATTATTATGAAGAATGTAGCAATTATAGGTTTCGGTTATGTAGGAAAAGCAATGGGAAGGTTCTTTCAGGACCATTTTAATATTTATGTTTATGACCCATTCTTAGATGATGAGAGTGTAAAAGAAATATCAAAGTTAGGTTATTCTCAAGAAACAAAATGGGAAGCTATAAACAGTTGTGATTTGGCTGTAGTTTGTGTTCCTACTCCACAAGGGAAAGATGATTCAGTTGATTTAAGTATTATTGAAGATACTATTAAAAATCTAAATACACCTTTGATTTTAATTAAAAGCACAATCCCACCTAAGACAACTGAAAGATTAATTGAAGAAACAGGTAAACCAATTGTTTTCTCTCCTGAATATATTGGAGAAGGAAATTATGTTGTTCAATGGTGGAAAGATAGTGGTTATCCTCATCCAACAGATATGAAGAAACATGACTTTCAAATTTTTGGTGGAGAAAAGAAAAACACTAAAGGAGTATTACAATTCTTTAAGAAAGTTTTGGGTCCAGGAGTTAGATATATTCAAACAGATTCTACTACTGCTGAATTAACTAAATATATGGAAAATAGTTGGGGAGCAACTAAAGTTATTTTCAGTAATGAATTTTGTAAGATTGCTGAAGCATTTGGAGTTGATTATGATGAGTTAAGAGAATTGCATTTACAAGACGGAAGGGTTGAAAGAATGCACACAACTGTATTTGAAGACAATAGAGGATTTGGAGGAAAGTGCTATCCTAAAGATGTTAATGGTATAGTTAAGGCAAGTGAAGAAGTTGGATACGAACCTAAACTATTAAAAGAAGTATTATCAACTAATGATGATTTAAGAAAGGAATATGAAGATTAAAATTTATGGCACAGGTAATTGTCATTTTTGCAAAGTTGCAAAACAATATTTTGACGATAAGGAATTAGAATATGAATATATAGATGTTATTCATACAGAAGGAGCTAGAGATGAAATGCTTATATATTCAAAAGGACAATTAAATGTTCCTGTTATCGTAGTAGGTAAAACTGTCTTAATGGGATTTGATAAAGCTAGACTAGATAAATTAATAAAGTAATAAAAAAGTATTATGAAAAAAAGAGCATTAATTACAGGAATAACAGGTCAAGATGGTTCTTATCTTGCTGAATTTCTTTTAGAAAAAGGTTATGAAGTTTACGCTTTAGAGAGAAGGGTTTCTACTAAAAATAGAATCAATATAAAACATATAGAAGATAAACTTCATTTTATCTCTGGAGATTTAACAGACCAAAATTCTATTACAAGGGCTATTGAAATTTCTAAACCTCATGAAGTTTACAATTTGGCTGCACAAAGTTTTGTAAAAGAATCTTGGAACTCTCCAGAATCTACAAGTGATATTAATGCTCTTGGTGCTTTAAGATTGTTAGAAGCTATTAGACAAATTGATAGGGATATAAAATATTATCAAGCTTCTACTTCTGAAATGTTTGGATTGGTTCAAGAAACTCCTCAAAATGAAAAGACTCCTTTTTATCCTAGAAGTCCATATGGAGTATCTAAATTATATGCTCATTGGATAACAATTAACTATAGAGAAAGTTATGGAATATTTGCTTGTTCAGGAATTTTATTTAATCATGAATCAGAAAGAAGGGGATTGGAATTTGTTACTAGAAAGATTACAGATGGTGTTGCTAGAATTAAATTAGGATTACAAGATACTTTATCTTTAGGTTCGTTAGATGCAGAAAGAGATTGGGGTTACGCTCCTGAATATGTGGAATGTATGTGGTTAATGTTACAACAAAAAAGTCCTGATGATTATGTTATCTCAACAGGAGAAAAACATAGTGTAGAAGATTTTGTTAAAGCGGCTTTTGAATCTGTTTATTTAGATTATAAAAAATATGTTACAATAGATGAAAAGTTTATGCGTCCAGCAGAAGTTAATCTTTTAGTGGGAGATTCTACTAAAGCAAAAGAAAAATTAGGTTGGACTCCTAAAATTAAATTCAATCAGTTAGTCGCAAAGATGGTTGAGTCGGATTTAAAAAAATTATCAGTTAAAGAAAATTAATTATGAAAGTATTATTCTGTCCAGACGTATTAAATTGGGCGATAGGAAACTTAGTGAACGCTAAGGTTAAATATATGCCTCATATTGAAACAAAGATAATAGCAGTTCATCCTAGAGATGCTATTAAAGAAGCAGACAATTTTTATAAACAAGTATTGGAATTTAATCCAGACATTATTGTTTATGAGTATTTTAGAAGTGGGGTTCAGCTTATAGAAGCAAAACCAGAACTAAAGAAATATAAAACAATAGTTTGTCATCAAAATCAAAGAGATAAAGCTTTATTCCATTCTGATTGGAATGAGCTTGGTGTTGATGTTCTTACTACTGGTTGTAATAGAACTAGAGAAAAATTAAATGAGAAAGGATATCTTAATGTCGAAACAATTCCTTATGGGATTGATTTAGACTTTTTTACATATAAGGAAAAAGAAACAGAAGAAGATTTAGTTGGTTATGTTGGGAGAACTGTTCCATGGAAAGGATTAAAAGAAGTTGCTGAAGTTACTAAAGAATTGGGATACAAAGTTCAGATGATGGGTAAGATAGATAAAAGAGATTATTGGGAAACAGTTCCGAGAGAAGTTTTAGCTTTTGATTTCTTTGATTGTCCTAATGAGGAAAGAGTGAATGGTTATCATAGTATGAAGATTTATGTCGGTAATAGTGAAAATGATTATGAAGAAGGAACTTTACCATTACTAGAAGCTATGGCTTGTGGTATTCCAGTTATTACTACTCCAAGTGGAATGGCTAAAGATTTTATAAAGGATGGGCAAAATGGATTAGTAATTCCTTTTAAGGATAAACAAGCTTTGAAAGAAGCTGTTAAAAGATTAATGGGAGATGCTGAACTTAGAAATAGACTAAGAAAAAATGCTTGGAATACTGTTAAGAATTTAAGTGATGAGAGAATGTCTTATGAATATACTAAATTATTTTACAAAGTTATGTATGATAAACCTTTAGTATCAGTAGTTATTCCTGCTACTTTTGATAGAGCAAGAGAAGTTATAACAATTCTTAAAGCGCTAGATAAACAAACTTATAAGCCAATAGAGGCAGTTGTTGTTTGGGATGAAAGAATAACTAATGAAACTGCTTTTCCTGATGTTGCTTCTGATATAGAAAATATTGTAGTTAAACAATTAGTTACTGATAAAGCAGGTTATAATATTGCTTTAGCTCGTAATCTAGGATGTATAGAAGCTCAAGGAAAATATTTAATGTTTAATGATACAAGATTAGAACCAGAAATGGATGCTATTGCTATGTTTGTTCAAGCAATGGAAGAAGGTAAGTTTTGGCTATTTGGAGATAAGGGTTCACAGAAGAAATCATTTATCGAAAACTTTAGTTTTATTTTAAGAGAAGATTTTATGACCTTTGGAATGTTTAATGAAAGGATTCATGACTATGGAGGAATGAGTCAAGAAATAAGAACTCGTTGGATTAAACAAGGAGGTGAATTTAATTATATTCAAGAAGCTGTTTCAAAAGAAATTAAAAGAGCTGGTTCAATGACAGAGAGAAGAAGAAAGTCTATAATTGATATGAAGTTTAGATTATTAAAAATTTATCAAGGAGATAACTATTAAAGTATTATGAATAAAATAAAAATATTTAATTACCCGTGGCATATATCACATCAATATGAATTATGTAAAATTCCTAACACACAATGGAATTGGTTAGTTCAACATAGAAGAAAATATTCTGCATTTCCAAGAGATGACTTTTTTGAAAAGTTAGGAGGTAAATGGGTTTCTTCTTATGAGAAAGGAAAGTATGATTTTGCTTTATTGCATTTAGACCAACAATGTTTTGAAACAGGTATTTGGGAAAGAGGTAAAGGTTCTTTGTTTAGAGAAGCAAATGAAGTGATACAAGATATTCCTAAAGTATGTTTAATGCACGGAACTCCTTTTTATCCTGAAGCTTTTCCTTCAGATATTACAGAGGAAAATTATAAGGACTTAAATTATACTAAAGACCAAATTGGAATGAGTAGTGTTTTAATCGAGAGATTCAAAAAAGAAGTTAAAGATTTTAAGGTTCTTATTTTTAATTCAAGAACTGCTAAAAGACAATGGGGAATGGAAGATGATGAAAGAGCTATTGCTATTTGGCATGGAATGGATATGGATGAATGGTTTGATTTACCTAAAGAGCCAAGAGTAGTTACTATGATTAGTCCAGGGGGATTAGATAAATATTATGATAGAGTTTTCTTGAGAGCAGTAAAAGAATTATTATCTGAAAAAGAAATTGAGCATTGTCATATTACAGTTGATGCTAATTTTAAGAGTTGGAAAGAATATAGAACTTTTTTAGGAAGAAGTTTAGTTTATTTGAATCCAACAATGGAAAGTCCAATGCCGAGAGCAAGAACTGAAGCGATGGCTTCTGGTTGTTGTGTATTAACTACGCCTCATCAAGATGCTGATGAGTTTATTAAGAACGGAGAGAATGGTTTTATCATTCCTAGAAATCCTCAAATGGTTGCTGATTTAATTGAGAATTTAATTCTTGATTATAAAAAAGCAATTAAAATAGGACAAGCAGGAAAAGAAACTGTCAAGGAAGTATTTAGTAATGAAAGATACAGACAGGAGTGGTTAGATTTAATTAACAATAAAATAATATGAAGAAACTAAATATAGGTTGTGGTGAAAAAATAATAGAAGGATATGATGGACTTGATAAACAAGATACAGGACAAAAATGGGTATGTGATATCTTAGAATTTTTCACTGACTTTAATTTAGAAAATCTTTATGATGAAGTAAGAGCAGAACATTTTTTAGAACACTTTGACCAAGACGAATTAAAAATAATATTCAATGGTGTTTATAAAATATTAAAGACAGGAGGAATGTTTGAAATTATTGTTCCTTCAAAAGAAAAAGATTCAGCTTGGGTTTTAACTCATAAAACATTTTGGACAGAAGAAACATTTAAAGTATTTGAAAGGAAAATATTTTGTGATGATTATGGAGTTCCTTTATGGAAAATTCAAGAGGTTAGAACTAATGGTAGAAAAGATATCTACTGTGAGATGATTAAATTATAAATTAATAGAAAAATTATTATGAAAGTAGGAATTATTACATTTGAAAAATATTTAGGAAGAAAGAATCTTGGTTCTTCTAAAATTCGTGGTGAATGGTTATGTAATCATTGGGACGAAGCAGAGATATTTAATCAAGCAGAAAACTATGATGTGGTTATTTATCAAAAAGCTTATTGGGTAGAACATGCTAAACTATTCAAAGGAATTAAGATTTTAGATATATGTGACCCAGACTTTTTAAGTTGGGGATATAGAACTGTTGAGATGATAGAGGAGGTAGATGCTGTTACTACATCAACAGAAGCACTAGCTGAAGCTCTAAGAAGATTTACGGATAAACCTGTATTATGTATCCCTGATAGAATTGATTTAGATACAATTGAAAGAACTAAATATCACAAAGGAGAAGGGAAGACAGTTGGTTGGTATGGTTATTCAACAGGATTTGAAATGTTGAAACCTGCTTTATACTTTCTAAAAAAATTAGGATTGAACTTAACTGTTATTTCTGATGGAGGATTTAGTTTACCTGCTGGATATGAAAGTATGCAATTAATTAATCTACCTCATAATTGGGATACTATTTATGATGACTTATTAGATTTAGATATAGTTATTAATCCTCAAAGCAAAAAAGGAAGATATAAATATAAGTCAAACAACAAAACCATATTAGCTTGGGCTTTAGGATTGCCTGTTGCTAATGATATTGATGATTTAAAGAAATTTAAGTCAGAAGAAGAAAGAAGAAAAGAGCAAGTAATAAGATTAAAAGAAGTAAAAGAAAAATGGGATGTTAAATTATCAGTAAAAGAATACAAAGAATTTATCAGTTCATTAAAAAAATAGTTATAAACACTTTACTTTTATTATATTTGTTTGTTATAATAACAATGCACCTAATTTTAGAAGTAAACTTTGTTTATGGGTTACTTTTATTGGAATTAGGTTTTTTTAATGTTATAGTATATATATGAATTTTATAGACAAAATAAAAAATGTTTTTGGGACAAACAAAATAAGCGAAGGTGAAGGTGGGAAAATAATTCCTACTGGTTATGAAGCTTATGGTTTAGGAACTTATTTTGAAGGTTCAGCAAAAACAAAAGAGTATTTAGAGGAGTTAAAAGGTTGGGTAGGAGCGGCTACAACAGCGATTGCTGATGATGTTGCTTCAATTCAATTACATTTATATAAAAAAGAAGGAGAAGATATTGAGGAAGTAACAGAACATCCTGTTCTAGATTTACTTTTTAAGGTAAATAGTTTTACTTCTAAATTTGACCATTTCTGGCTAACACAAACTTACTTGGAACTTACTGGTGAAGCTCCTTGGTTTATAGATAGAGTTGGAAAAGAAATTAAAAATATTTTCTTATTAAGACCAGATAAAATTAAACCAATAGCAGGTAAAAGCAGAATGATTGAAGGTTATGAATATGAAATTGGTTTAGGTGAAACAGTTAAATTAGATAATGATGAAGTTATATTTTTAAAGAATCCAAACCCAGCTAAACCATTTAGAGGGATAGGAACTTTAGAAATGGCTGCTAAAATTGTAGATATTGATAATTATTCTGAAGAATGGAATAGTCAATTTTATAAAAATTCAGCAAGACCTGATGCTGTTCTTACTGTAGATACAGATAAATTAAGCGATGAACAAAAAGTTAAACTAAAGAAATCACTTCGAGAATCTTATGAAGGAATCAAAAATGCTCATAAAGTAATGGTGTTATTTGGAAATATGAAGTTTGATAAAGCAGGTTTCTCTGCAAAGGATATGGACTTCTTAGAACAACAAAGATTTAGCCGAGATAAAATACTTGGTATCTTTAGAGTGCCTAAAGCTATTGTTGCACAAACAGAAGGAGTTAATTTAGCTTCTGCTAAAACAGCTCAATACATATTTGCAAAATGGACAATCAAACCTAAGATGGAAAGATTGATTCAACAATTAAATGAATTCTTGCTTCCTTTATTTGCTGATACAGAAAATATGTTTTTGGATTATGATAATCCAGTTCCTCAAGATGATGAATTAAAATTAAAGAAATATGAAAGTGGATTGAGAAATAATTACCTTACTATTAATGAAGTTAGAAATGAAGAAGGATTGCCTGAAGTAGAAGGTGGAGATGTTATTTATGTTTCTGGAAATATTAGACCTTTAGGACAGGAAGAAACTCCTGAAGAAGAAAAACCAGGAGAAGAAGAAAAACCTAAAGAAGAAGGAAAAATTCTTAAAGTAAAAAAAGGACAAACTCATAAATCTAAATTCTCATCTGATAGATTACACGAATTACAAGCAAGAGGTAAAACTTTCTTTGCTAGGAAAAAACAAATTGAAGATATCAAAGATAAAGTTAGAAATTCACTTAAAAAAGAATTAAAAAAAAATACAAAAATAAATAATGAGCATAAACATAAATTGATTACAAAGGAAATTAATAATGATGGAGATATTCATAGAGAATTTTCTGGTGATGAAATATTTAATTTTTGGGTAATGAAAAATCAGTTGTTTGAAAAATATCAAGAAAAAGTTAAAGCAGAAATGGTTGAAGTATTTATTGCTCAAAGAAAAATTGTAATAGGTAAATTGAATACAAAGAAGGATGTTGGATTTAAAGCTTCTTCTGATTTGTATAATCAAATTAAATTAAATGTAAAAGATGAAACAGTAAGAACTTTGGAAATGACAATGCCAACATTAGCAGCTCTATTTA